ATACCACGAGGAACAACCGGCAATTCTCGTAATCGACCGTGTGATGCCTTTAATATTTTTAATGTTTCCGGCAACTCTGGTAAATACTGGACTTGTGATTGAGAAATCGCTAAAACTTCTAAAAGTGGAGGCAAAATTGGAACATCTATGATTTGTGTATTCGATAAATCTACAACTCGCAATTCCAAATAATAACGAAATGGAAAATAAACCAAATAATTACGATTCAAATAAACATTTCGTGTTGTCTCTCCCAATCGATAACTATGAATACCCTCCTCTACCCTCCCAAATAAACGATTCGTCTCATACTCCTCACCCTCCTCATAATTCTCATTTCCATACTTTCGTAATCCATAATTACGAAAACAAATTGTCTCCCGATTCGGTAAAGTAATCTCATAAATACTCATTTTAACCTATTCCACTTTTTATTCTCTTAAACTAATTTGAACTTGGCATATACATTGTCGTATTATCTTGATATTCACTAACACGGAATGTTCCTGGTAATCCGCTTACCATCACCTCATCATTCATTCCTAATTTTTCACCCAAGCGCACGCCCTCTACACGAAGAAGATGTTCTTTTTCTGGACCAACTAATGTATAATAAAAGAACGTCGTCTGGTCGATGCGTTTCATAAAAAGTGGCATTTCAAAGTTCTGCGGTCCTGTAATTCGTGATAAAACACCTACCTGTGATGGACGTTCATTCCATACCGGTAATTCTACTTCTCTTGGAGCGATTGTAGCGCTTGACACCGAACGAGGTGGTCTCCAATTGGGTATCACTTCTTGTGATCCACCATCACACGCCTCACGACGGCTTCCACAACCAACAACTGCCGGATTATAAACCTCCTGGATATCATAACGAGGCTCTGACCCAACTGGGCTCTGCACATTCATTAACGGATAAGGTCGCTGTATCGCTTCCGTTAAAGCATAATCGATGGGCGATGGACCCAATATCTCTTGCGTCCATTTTGAGGGATCTCCTCGATAACCCGAAGTCAAATCCATCACATAATCGTCCGCTGGACGTGTTCGAAGTGGATCCACACGTAATTTGCCATTTAAAAAGAGATTATTACTTCCTTGGACTTGTGGATAATTGATGCTATCATAGGAGGGTGGAACGGGTTCGCCGAGAACTTGTTCGTCTCGTGTTTGGTCGTAAATACGATAGGTAGGGGGGATAACAGGCGCTCGATTATCTGGTTCATCAAATGAAATATTACGGGGAGTTCCCGGACCTGATATTTTTGATTGAATTTGTTCTCGATTTATATTATCAAAATTTTCAATGTTTCTTCTTCGAATTTCTAAAAAAATAATAATGAGACAAACAATAAAAACTAAAAACCACATCGGTGATATTCCTTGGAATGAAATCTTCATATCTAATTTCTAATAAGATTAGTTTTGAAGATGTATTTCATTTCTACGCACGAGTTGAAGAACAACATAAATAACATTGATTACTCATTCCCGGTGCTTCTAATTTAATAGTTGGTGTTGAATGAAAACCAAATCCACCATCTCGCACCACAATCTCTATCACTCGTCCCGTTCTCGGATCGATTCGTGATTCCAATTTCGCTCGGCTTCCCCCTCCATTCATTACCGAAACTTTTGGCGCCATTGTATATCCCTTACCCGGCTTCACCAAATAAGCACGCTTGATTTCCCCATTCTCTATCGTTGCCACCGCCTCCGCCTGCTCTCCATCATCTGGTCCATTACAACGAAATAACTGTCCCCCTCCCTCCATACCTATATTCGCTCCCGTATAATATGGAAAATCTGGCGAACATTGTGGAGTATTTAAAAAGCGGCAAGTTGGAGCACCCGGTGGCTGAGAAGGTATTTGATTCGCTTTACCATATCCTATCGCACGAGCATTCGCTTCTTCCGTAAAACGAGCATTTGGAAGAGCATCCGGAAAATTACCCTGATTACGCATTGGGTTGGGTCCCATTGATTGGTTAATCGGTTCAGGAGATGGAACAAACTTATTCGCTTTCTTCGCATCTACTGTTGGTAAATCAACAAAATCCGATCGTGGAAGATTTGGTGTCGTCGGTCCTAATGGCATTGTTGGTTTCGGGTTGTTCGAAATCTTCGAACGAAGTTGTTGTAATCGATCCAATAACTTACTCGCATCACTCATAACGGCTTTGCGTTGTTCCGCATCAACAGCGTCATAACGATCACTGGCTGGGAAATCAGCAGGAACTGGAAGAGTGCCAGGTAATGTTTCCCGTTTTCCCTCCGCATCTAACCCTGGATACGGAAAAACAGGCGACCCTTCCGGTTGAACCACAGGGTCAGAGGGAACAAGTGGATCTTTGGCTTCAAATATAGCGGCATCTTGTTCTTGTGGAGTTGGCTGTTTTTTAGAATTCATCCAATCAAACAATTGAGTCGTAAAACCTTCCTTTAAATCACCAGAACAAGTATCACAAAATACTTGTCGAGGATCCATATCGGCAAGCGAATTGACGGCTAAGGATTGAGATTGATGCTGATGGAAAGCAGGAAGTAAAGGATCCCAATCTTCCCAAGCAGTATAGCCTAAACCAGGAGGGGGAATCGAACAGTCTTGATGAGCGGCTTCTCTGGCATATTGATTCATCCTTTGTGGTGTGATTGTTGTCAATAAATCTTGATTTATTTTTCCAATATTCATATCAATGTTTTGTGTATCAATCCATAAATATACCCAGTAAATAATACCCATAAGAATAACAGTCCATAACATAAAAAAGAAAATCTGTGAATTCAATTTCATTCTCTAACTTTCTCTTAGTTTTTTTTTATGAAAAGTATTGTCTTTACTTTTCATTACTTCTTCATCATCTTCATAAAATCTTCCATCTGCTGGCTACTATCACCATCTCCTAACTTCTCTAATTGCTTCATCGTATCGCCCAAATTCATATTCTCAAACATTGACATCACTTGTTTTCCCTCCTTCAAAATTGGACCCAAATTTGTCATTGTCTCTTTTAACTGCTGAACTGTATCCACTAATTGATATGTCGCACGTTGCGCCTGTGCCGGTGTATATTTATCTAATGACACATTCTCACCCGGCATTTTCTTCTCATCTTTCCCTAATGTCGCTGATAAATCACCTTCCTCAATATTTCCTACCGATGGACGTGAAACAGTCTCCGGTGTTGAAAGGAACTGTTTCAAAATTTGTGATGATACTTCATCAGGCTTCGTCTCGTGATGAGATGAATTCTTCAACTGATTCTCCAAATTTGCTATTTGAGCCTCTAAATCAGATACCTTCATATTTGGCGCTTTCGGATCATTGATATTTGGTCCATTCGTATAACCCTCCTGTAATGTCCTCTTCACTCCAAAACTACGATGATATAACGTAGAAATAACAACGATCACCAATAAAACAGTATAATATCTCTCCACTCTGGATGACTCATGCGTTTGAAGCCACGCCAATACTCCCAAAGCAATCGTTAATGAAATAATCCACCAAGGAGCATTCACTGTTGTAAATAACCACCAAAATATAAATATCACACAAACAATACTAATCCATAAAAAACGTTCGGATGTTCTCATTCTACTATATTAAAATATTATAATAAAAACTCACGAACTAATACAAATAAAACCGCAAGCAATAACGCTCTTAAACCAATATCTACATAAGATATCATCTTACCCGATAACTTCGTTAAATATTTCGTTAAAATTCGCTGAATCCCATCCACAACCTGTGGCATCTGTAATACAATGTAAGCAATCACAATTACAACAACTTCCTTTATCAAATACTGACGTGCTAATTCAGCATTTTGAACCATAAACTCCTCTTCCTCATATTCCTCTTCTTGCGGTTCTTCAAACTGAACGTGATGCTGTTGCTCCTGCTGGACTGGTGGCTGTTGTTGCGACATCTCCATTTCCCGTAAAATATCCGCACTTAAACTACCAGTGTCAGCTTCCCCCACTAAACCAGGATTAATCTGCGATATCGGCGTTGCTCGAGAATCCATTTTCTTAAATAATAGTTTATTATTTAAAAATTTATACGCAGGGACAAGGACAGATATCGATTTCCCAGAGATAGTATCCGTCATTTTCTTTGGTAATTTTTCCACGCCAATCACTGGAATTCGGTCCGTGTTCTGCTTTCTTTTTTAAAAACCAATTCCAGTAGATAAGTCCTATCCAAAATCCGATAACAATACTTAATACAACAAATGTGCTCCAATCCCACCAATCGAGTTCAATCATTTTTGATAGTAGATAATAAAAATTATTCTTCATATTCATCACACTGTGAGTTTTCCGGAATCATTTGATAACAATCTTCTTTTTCCTTCAACACTTGTCTTTTCATCCAATCTGGATTCGGCGCTTTCATCACAATACAACTACGGTCTTTACAAACTCGACGGAACATCGCTGCCAATCCTAATCCCCAAATAATACTCGTTATGATAATTCCACTCTTTGAATAGAATAACTTTCTAAAATTGACGTCCATACTCTATTCTTGTGTGGGATTTTCTTCCTCTTCATTCATCGGTGAAACCGTTTGATTCCACCAAGAACCAAAACGTTTCATTAAATAAGTTCCACTGGATATCTCGTTCATTGCGGTTTCATCAACGACCTGAATGGGTGGGCTGAAAATATCTTTTGGATCGACCGGACATTCTACCTTTTGCGGTCGATAACGATAACAAACACCGGCGTCATCTTTATATAATATCTTACCCGCATTCTCTAAGGTAGGGAATCGAATGATAACACGAGGTGGTGGAGTTGAAATGTAGGCAAGCATCATTCCAATAGAAAAACTAATCAAAAAAACCCAAGGGTCTATCGGTAAGTTCATTCTCTATTATTTTCATTTATTTTTTCTTTTTCTGGTTGCGTTAGAAAGTTTTCATCTAATTCATTCAATCCACTACCTTCCTGATCTTTCAAGATTCGCCCTTCTCTTAACGCAATCTCCTCCATATCAATCTCATCCGGCTCTACTTTCGGTCCATCTATTACCTCATCCGGATCTTCCATTAACTCTTCCATCTTTTCATACCCTTTCATCGCATCCTCCTCAAACATAAATAAACCAGGTGTCTTCATTCTATCCTCACCAATCGCTTGCCGTTCTCCACGATTCTTATAAACACCACGTTCTGGAAAATCTACATAATACTCTTTTAATGTCTCTTCTTCGTGTTTCCCTTCTTCTGTTAAATTGCGAATGACCTCTTCACTGGCTTTCATTCCTCCCATATAATCTCGTGAAACATTCGACCATTTAAACCAAACCTCCATCATTTCTACGGTTAATTGTTTCGGCGCTTCATCTTTCAGTTCATTTAAACGACGAGGAGTTGGAATGCCTTCATGTTCTAAAACAGCCCAACCCACAGTTTCACCCCAATGATTGAATTGCTCTTGTGTCTGTAAATCAAATGATTGAATCAATGTTATCCACTCATTCCATAACTTCTCTCTCTCATGTAATAAATGAAACTGATCCAAACGGGATTTTGCCATCATCTCACTACGAGATATTTCACGCTCTTTTATCATCTCCTGAAATCGCAACCAATAACTCCACGTCTGCTCTAAACCTCCCAACTCTTCCCAAATATTAACATCAATTTTAACTTCATTACGAATATTAATCGGTTTTCCTGACAATAAATCACCAACTAAATCGTTAATTTGTTGTTGTCGAATATCTTTGCCTTGACGAACAGCATCAATTTGTTTCTCTTGAATCATAGAACCTAATTGACTACCCCAACTCCAAATATCAATGACACGGGGCCACGTCCAAGTCTCTTCATAATCCTTTTCCATACAAGATAACTTTCCAACCCAACGGTCTCCAACTTTTTCAAAAGTTTTAGTTAATTCAACCGTAGGATGTTCCGGACATTTAGGGGATTTTTTAACAAATAAACTTAAAAAATGTTTCCATTCACGTGATAAATCTGATTCTGGAAAGGCAAGATTTAATTGAAAATGTTCGTCAGTCAAAAATACATTCGTCATGTCTAATTATAAAGAAGAAAAACAAGATATCATTCTGCGTGCGTCCTAAAATAATTACGAATCCATTTAATACGATTCAACGATATCAATAATATAGATATGAATCAATGGATATTATGGTTAAAATGGGATTCCACCATCAAAGAAGAACACGGTTGGAGTTTTGAAGTTCGAAATTATCGAATCAAATTAATTAGTCCAGACGCATTTTATATCCCTTTATATGTCGATATGCCATTACTTCATCTCACCAAAATGTCCTCCATTCGTTTTCACATAATTCCTGGAAAATGTTTATTATTATTGTTTGATTATCAATCAAATCAAAATGAACTGACAAGTAATGAGATGCAAGTGCGTGAAAGTTTATATCGCTCTTTTACAAGTGCTATATCGAATTTAATTGAATTTGAAAAGCATTTGAAAAATACTCCATCTTGTGATGATAGTTTCATTTCACCGATGGGACTATTTCATTCTAAACTTGTCAATCTATGGTATCCTGGTTGGACTTTACCAGATGAATGGATAGAATATGCTTCTGGGAGTATTACCAGTTTTGAAAATCCTCCCGTTTATGATTTAAAGAACATTTTCCAATTGCCATTGTTAAGATTACGTTCTGGGTTTGTTGATCCATTTTTACCGGAAACTCAGCCCAATCAAAAAGTATGTTTAATTATTAGTTCTAAATATGTTGATTTTTATCAAAATGATGTGAAATTTCGACAGAAGAAAGTTCATCCAGATGAATCCGGCTTGTGGTGTTATACTGAAAAAGAATGGAACTTAACGTGGGCACATCATAAAAAAGAACACGAAAAAGATTTATCGTGGAAACAATGGAGGAAGTTTCATCCAGAAAGTAATGAATATCCATTTTTATTTTCATGGGATGCTGTTTATTGGATAACCGACAATTTAGAATATTTAAATAATATTGGATTTTATTGTCCTTATCCAAATACAAAACAAATGGAAATTGTAATGGTAAATGAAAAACATATTGAAAATTTAATTTATTTAAATCGACATCGATACGTTCAAGTAAAAACTTCTATTCATCATCACTGTCTGTTCGATTTAGCCCCACAATTTTGGAAGAAATGGAAAATAATCACAGAAAATCCCGGAAATACACCTATTTCAACTCAAATAAAAGAATTATATTATAAAGTGGAATATGATAATTGGGATAAGAATATTCGTAAATTGTTAGAAGATAGAGGTGATTTATTCGAATTACGCCGTTTAGATTACGGTTTATCACCATATCATTATCCTAATTTTGCTTTAACGTATAAAAAAGTATTAACAAAATTAGAAGATGAAATAACGTGTTCGGTTAGTTATGAAACTGCCGATACTTGTTCGATGATTCAATGGGCTTGTGGTCATTGTTTGGAAACAGAGACACATTGGAAATGGTTAGCCACAACATCATTATCACATCGTCATTTAACTTGTCCCACTTGTCGTTTTCATACAAATAGCCATCAATTTACTTGGCGTTATTTTGAGAATATGAATCGTCCGTGTTTATTTGTATTTCATCCATTTGGTAGTTATGTAAAACATATGATGGAATGGATGATGACAAAAAAGACATTCGGGATTATTTTACCATCCGAGCCGATTGGTTCAGCCTTATGGCGACAAATCCCAAAATGGCAAAAATGTTGGAATTTATCTACCAAAAAACGTCGTAATTATCGTTCTAACGCAAATGGAGTGATGCCATTAAGTATTAATTTACCGGAAATAATGCCGGATTATTTACGTCGAGATGATTTAGAAACAATCAAAGTATTGAGTTCTAATTATATTAAAAATATCAAAACCCAACAAATTTTGAGTTCGAATGTGGATCGATGGGTATGGATATCACGTCAGGAACATTTACCGTGGAAGATGTTTTTACGTTGGTTGAGTGAGAGTCCGGATCGTGAAATATATGTTTGTGCGAATGTGGATTTTGAAAAACCACGTATTATTCAATCAATTATCTAAACTATCATTAGGGATTTCCCTAATGATGATACAATTACAAATTAATCAACAAAATCCAATTTGTTTGGATTATTTACCCAGTCAATCCATTAATTCTTTATATACAATTGAAGATCATTTTCGATGGGAAAAAACATATGATAAAGTGAATCCGGAACAACCTGTCTGGGAAGTCATTGAAAAATATGGGACAAACTGGAAATGGATTACAGGAAAACTTGTTGGAGGAAGCAACCAAGCAGGTTCTTGGTTTGTTTTTACCATTGCCATCATTCTATGGCTGATTTTCCTTGGCACTGGTTTAATGCCATTTGTATCACAATATTACGCAATTGCCATTGAAAATGTCATGAAATTAATTGATAAAATATTTATTTGGTTATTAGGTCCAGAAGATCCATTTATTTATATTATAAGAAGAATCGTGGCATTTTTCTCAAATATTGTTGGGTTTTTAACATTAGTTGGTTTTGTTTGGTATTTAACTGCGGTTTGGTGTTATTTACCTTATGAAAAACGTTATAATGAATGTCAAGCAAACTATATGAGACGTTTCTTTGGTGGTATTATTGCGGTGATGTATGTGTTCTTTTATTACAGTTGGGGATTTGGAATCAGTTTCTTAAACTCATTACGTTCATTAGATCATCTGTTTTTAATTGGACCTTTAATGAAAGTAATTGCCAATATCGGTCAATGGATTTATAATAAATTACGTGTTCCTTCTTGGATTCCAATTTACGGACAATTTATTTTAGGATATTTCCAAGGAATCGAATCTGGTATGCCTTATTTAATCAAAGCATTAGAACCGATTGAATTAGCGGTTGATGATACGAACGCATTCTTAGATTTAACTCAACAAAGTCCAGTCATTGATTTGACACGTCAATATAATTTAGATAAGTTTTTCGAGTCCGCTAAATATCAATATAAAACAGATTCCGAGAAAGCAGAAGACTTATATGATAGAAGTCAAAAGATAACCAGTCGTTTTATGCAATGG